TCATACGACCCTAGCTGAAAAGAGAAAAGAGACGAAGTAAGAAACGATCCTGAAAAGATCAAAGATCATATGATACTGTACAGGTCAACATAGACTTGACAGAATGCTTATATTATGATATACTATGAATAGTACAAATATGAAAGTGAAAATATAATGGCAAAAAAATTTAATTTTATTGATTTAGATAAATCAAAACTACCAGTAACTAAAGGTAAAAAAGTAGATGGTTTTCGTTTCTATGATATAGACGGAAAAGCATATCCATCAATTACTACTGTATTAGGTATACAGAAGAAAGCACAATTACAAGAGTGGCGAGATAAGATTGGTGAGAATGTAGCCAATTGGGAAATGGGTAGAGCGGCTAGACGAGGTAAAGCAACTCACTTATTAATAGAACAATATATCAAAGGTTTAACACCAAGTGAACGAGGTGTATTACCATTAGGTCTCTTTAGACTAATCAAACCATATGTAGATCAGATTGACAACATACATTGTTTAGAAACAATTATGTACAGTAAGAAATTGACTATCGCAGGTCAAGTTGACTGTATCGCTGAATACAATGGTAAGTTATCAGTAATAGATTTTAAAACGGCAAACAAAGAACGACAAGAAAGCTGGATAGAAAACTACTTTATGCAGACTTCAGCCTATGCTCAAATGTACGAAGAGCTATTCGGAAAAGAGATAGAACAAATTGTTATTTTACTAGCCTCAGAAGATGGTTCTGTTCAATCATTTATAAAAGAAAAGAAAGATTATATGGATCCATTGAAGAAGTCCATTAACGACTTTTATAAATATTATGAAGAACTAAACAAGGATAAGATCAAGCAAGACTAGCCCATATCTTATTAAGTAAGATATGAAAAAACTATTAATCTTAATCTGTCTATTATGGTGTACAATCAGTTTTGCTGATGAGTATAAAAAGTATAATTTGATGATGATGTCATATCCTATGATGTGTGGCTCACCAGAAGATGTGGACAGATATATCGTAGATAATAAATTTACGGCTATCAATATAAGTTTTGGTAAAGAAAGTGCTAAAGAAGATGGCAACATAGTATTTGCGATAACTTATTACATTAATGATAAACACCAAACTCTAGCAGTAGCAGAGACACCAAACGATCCATATAAGTGTATGATATTCCATACATTTGATATGCAGATGAATACCAATTTATTACCAGGGACTAACACTTGACAATACTGTAAAAGTGTGGTATATTAAAAGAGTTGCAACTGTGTAGGCGAAAGCGAGAGTAAGTAACCTACACTTATATAATTAGGAGAATATAATGACAGACGATAGATCAGAAGACGCAAGTTACGAAAACGAAGCTACACCACCATCACCGATGGTACAAATTTCACTTAAAGAATACGACAAATTAAAAGCCAAACAGCACTACATAACAGATAAAGGTCTTATTGATATTATTGATAATATGGAAAGACTATTAAGAGCTTTAAGGAAACATATAGTTAGATCGGACTTTAATGAATAGTAAAGAATTTAGTTTAAATATTGAAAGTATTGTAAAAGAAAAAAGAATAACATACATGGATGCTGTTGTTTGGTACTGTGAAGAAAATGGTTTAGATACAAGTCAAGTATCATCATTAATCTCAAAATCATTAAAAGAAAAAATTAAGTTAGAAGCTATGAACTTAAAGATGTTGAAGTTTCCAAAGTGTGGTATGTTACCCATTTAATTATGTATGGTGGATTTGATGTATATAAAACTTACTTGGCTATCAAGTTACATTTCGCATCGGATACATACGACTATTATAAGTATGGTGGTAAAGTCAACGCAAAATTGGATACGTTTACAAGGAGAAAAGATAGATACTTTTTTCACAAACTGAGTACAAAATATGGACAAGATGATATACTTGATTTCTTTGTTGCTAACTTTCTTTCAGATAGTAAGAGATGGATTGGTAATCTGTTACAGAATGATGGTAAAGATGTTTATTTGGATTATAAGAAACGCAAAGAATCGTTTGCCTACCATTTTAGAGGAGACTGCAATAATATTGTTGATGACTTTAGCAACCGTAGGCTTTCTTTTGATGATGGTCTTGCTGTTCCTAATGGGCAGCATCCAAGAATGTTACGTTTACTTATTCAAAGGAAAATTAGTTACCAGACCGCGGTCGTGCTTAATCACTTTCTTAACTTTACTAAAAATTGGGATAAAGAAATTACCGAGAAAGTTGTATGGCCTGAAATCTCACTTAAGGTTACCAGAGTGAGACCGTTTATAAATTTTAATGCAACAGAATGTAAATTAATTATGAAAGAGATATTTGTCAATGGCTGAAAGAGTATTTTGTATAGGTAATGGTGAGAGTAGATCACCAGTAGATTTAATTAAATTAAGACCACATGGTAAAATATATGGTTGTAATGGATTATATAGAGATTTTACACCAGATGTATTAACTTCAGTAGATGGACCAATGATGCACGAGATATATCAAAGTGGTTATGCTGATAAGAATGAATTGTGGTTAAGAGATTGGAACGCAGTACCAGGTATGACATACAGTAGTGTTGTATTTGCTGGACTATCACAAGAAGAAATAGAAATTGGTAAAAAGAATTTTAAGTTAAATGAAAACAAGAGAGGCGATAGACAGATGTATGTATTCCATGGGTCATCTATCTCTGGTCAAGTAGGTTTAATTAGAAGAATGGCCAGTGGTGAACAAATAGAAAAGAAACAAATTAATCACACAGGTTGTTATGTAAGTTGGCAAAACCCAGATGATAAGGTAAATAGTTTATCAGATTTAATTCCAGGTAAACCTGATAGAGGTTGGGCATGTGGAGCAACAAGTGCTTGGGTTGCTTTAACTCAAAACAAAGACTTGAAAGAATTGATAATGATTGGACACGATTTAAAAAGTAACACAGATAACATTAACAATATGTATAAGTCAACCGATAATTATGGTGATGGCAGAAACAAACCCATACCTCATGTCAATTGGGTTACTCAATGGAATACACTAATGGGAGAGTTTCCTAAAGTAAAATTCATTAAAGTAAATCCAGATGGTATACGAGGTAATACTCCAGTAAGTAGTAATATGGAAGAATGGAATACTCATGCTACAAAAGGAACATTAGAATATTGGAATTATGAGAAACTAAATGAAAGCTTTAACTGCATCTAAAATAATACCAGGAAGAAAACAAGAACTTATAAAATTAGATAACTTGTTTGATTTACCTAATAGATCAGATGAAAGTTACTTGGAATATCTTGGTAATGTATATAAAGATATGGACAATAGAGGTATGGAAAACCCTATACTTGTAATTAGAAAAAACGATTATTGGAATAGACTTCCATGGACAGGAACAGATACACAATTAGGTGTAGTAACAGGTTCAAATAGATTTAGATACGCTGTGGATAGAGGATACACACATATAGAGGGTATAATATGTGCGAATAGAGGTGACTGGTTTCCACTATGGGAAAGTACCTTTTATCGTGTCAAATTAGACTTGACAAATGGTTCATAATGTGGTATACTAAGGACAATATGTTTGATAGAATAATTTATAGATTATTAGATACAATAGTGGACTGGTGTGAGCGTTATAAGAAATACAGAATTGATAAGACTTTACCTAAACCCAATAAAAAAGAATTAGCAAAATGGGTAAAACAACAGGAGAAGTCTTATAAATAACTATGATACCGATTATACAGGTAACACAAAAACAACAATACGAAAATATATACAAGGAGAAAATATAATGGACTTTGATACATTAAAACAATCGTCAAGTAACTTTGACAAACTTACGAAAGCCATAGAGGCTAACCTCAATCCTGAGGACAAACAAAATAACAAATCAAAATACCAAGACGACAGATTCTGGAAACCAGAACTAGATAAAACTGGAAATGGTTTTGCTGTAATTAGATTTTTACCAGCGCCAGAAGGTGAAGACTTACCTTGGCAAAGAGTATGGTCACATGCATTCCAAGATGTAGGTGGTTGGTATATTGAGAACTCACTAACTACATTAGGTCACAAAGACCCTGTGTCAGAAGAAAACACTAGACTATGGAATACTGGTTTAGATAGTGATAAAGAAATTGCTAGAAAGAGAAAAAGAAAATTATCTTACTACTCAAATATTCTAGTGGTATCTGATCCTAAGCATCCAGAGAACGAAGGTAAGACTTTCTTATTTAAATTCGGTAAAAAGATTTTTGATAAGATTACAGAGTCAATGCAACCAGCGTTTGAAGATGAGAAACCAATCAATCCATTTGATTTTTGGAAAGGTGCAAACTTTAAACTAAAAATCAGAAAAGTTGACGGTTACTGGAACTATGATAAGTCCGAGTTTGAGGGCGTATCACAAATTAAAGAGAGTGATGAAGATATTAAAACATTGTGGTCTTCTCAACACCCTCTTAAACCATTTCTTGCACCCGATAATTTTAAAACCTATGACGAACTCAAAGAGAAACTGAATAGGACGATTACAGGTGTACGAAGCGCAACAACTGCTGATAAAACAGACCTCCCGCCTCAAAGTGGTAGTGTTGCGAAAAGTACTGATGTTGCTCCAAAAGCAGCTAGTGATGATGACGATACGTTATCTTACTTTAGTAAATTGGCTGAAGAGGAGTAATTCTCTCTCACATCAATAACTTTGAAAGGGCGGCTGAAAGGCCGCCTTTTTTTTATATAAATATTAGCATATGGCAATAAGTATCCTAGACCCTATCAAAGTATCTCAAGGCGGCATTAGAAAAAGTGTTGACTGGTATAGAAAAAACGTTGCGACACTATCTGATAGTATAACAGCGGCTAAACTAATGAGATCAGGCAAATTAAACGGTATTCCTAGTAAAGGAAGACTGAATTTCTTCTTTTATGACCCTAAATATAAAAGAGTATTACCTTTGTATGATAGGTTCCCACTTGTTCTACCTTTGGAAACAATTCCAGGTGGATTTATGGGAATGAACTTTCATTACATAAGACCTGTTCAACGAATTAGTTTATTGAACAATTTACAAAGATATGCCTCTGGTGGTATGAAGTCAACAACAAGAATTGATGCTACCTACGATGGTATTAAGAATGTTAGTATTGCGAGAAATACAATTAAGAAATACTTGTATAGTCATGTAAGATCAAGTTTTTTAAGAGTTGATTTTGATGAAGCAGCGTTGGCAGTAATGCTGCCTGTACAACAATTTAAAAAAGGAAGTCCATACTAATGGCAATATTAAGAGGCGGAAAAAGAATTGGTGGATATGATATACGAATAGGTTTACCTAGAGATAGGTCGCTTGATGACGTACAATCTGATCCACGTTTAAGACAAAAGGCTGGTGGTAATCCTGAAACTACAATGGGTAGATTTCAAGCCATGGTCAATGAGGCTGAAGGCTTTCAAAGAAAAGCTAGGTTCTATGTAGAGTTTGGTTTACCAAAAGGTGCTGTTTCGGATGGTGGTAACACTAACCAAGATGAGATGCAAGGTTTCTCATCAGAGGCTCAAGTAAATACAATGAGAGTAGATAATACACATAGACGAGTACAAGCATTTTGTAGTGAAATATCTATGCCAAATAGAGAAGCTGTACAAAAAGAAATTAAACATAATGGACCAACAAGAAGTTTTGTTTATGATTATACTTCTGGTGACATTACAGCTACATTTTATACAGACAAGTTTATGAGAGAAAGAACTTTCTTTGAGATATGGCAAAAGGCAGCATTTAGTAACACTACACACAATTTTAATTACTATGACAACTATGTTGCGCCAATAGACACTATGGCG